CAAAGTCGCCTTCGACTTAGTCCCGACTATTCTCTCTAATATTTGACGAGAACGGTCTTTAGGTTTTCTCTGAGCCATCTACCTTACTTCTAATATAATTGTGTAGTTATCGCCTGCAACAAAACCTTTTGTTGATATTAGAATATCACCAGCAGGAGATGTAAGATTTGTGAGTGTCGCATTATTAGGAATAGCATTACCTGCTGTATAATAATCGTGATAACCTGTGCCTGAGAAAAATCCTATTGTTGAGTTCGCACTAGAAGTACCACTTCCTGCCCACAATAGTTCTACGCCAGACTTACCATTTGTTGTGTTAATTGCCCACCAAATCTTCGCAAGACTTTTAGTACCATCTTCGGTCATAAATGTCAACTCACTAGCGTCCATCTTCGTTACAAGTGTTTCACCTGAACCATCACTCATATTAGTAAACTTCATTACAGTCTTTGTGCCTGCTGTGTCTACTAATGTTTGACTTGTTACAACATCAGCCATTACTTTCTCTCCTAAATTCTGTTACTAACAAATAATTTCTAACATTTGAATCAGTTGTTAGTTTAAATATTTTATCGTTACCAAATTTTAACTGACTAGGTCGTAATCCATACTTACCATTACCAGTTAACACCAAATCTTTCCTAACTTGAGTGCCAGCCGCTTCTGCCTGTTCATCATATTCAGCGTCAACAGCCGCACTAATAGTTAATTTACCTTCTGTACTACCAATACTTTCTATTATGTAGTAGCACTCTATTAAACTTACTAATGATTTATTTGTGCCTCCAGTTAAATCATTCGCATTAACCAATACTTGGTTGGTTTCACTTCCAATACCTTTTGACTTAACAATGTATTTGGAAGCGGTATTCACAACCTTTACATTACTAATTGCCATGAGAAATTACGCAGTAAAGCTTTCGTCTTTTCTTAGTTCAATCATAACATAACCAGAAACACCGTAAGCACTTAACTTTATATCTCCCGAAGTTGCGCCGGTATTTGTTACGCTGTTTTCAATTTTACCAGCAGTGCCATCATAGTGTCCTGTGCCAGCAAGATTGATTGCTGTAACATCAGTATCGCCTTCAAAATAAAGCGAAGCCCAACCTGTGTTATCATCAGCAGTACCTTGTACTAATGCCCACCATATTCTGGTGATATCTAGTTTTGCACCATTAGCGTGTCCAGCTAAACCACTTGCATCAACTACAAGTGAGTCGGCAGTAGTATTGTCATTCATGTTTACTAAGACAGTTACTTTACCACCAGCAGCACCACTACCTGTTGCAATTTTTGTATCTTTGAGTGTTCTTGTTGCAATAGCCATTTTTTATTCCTTTATTTTATTAATTCGTTGTCAATATAATCTTCAATATCATAAACACTAACACCGTGTTTCTTTGATACTGCCTTAACAATACCTTCTATCTTAGAGATGAGAGGGTCAGATGCCTTGTTTATCATTGCATACATATCTGTTATTGCCGCTTTCATCTTCGGAGATAATTTATTAAACTGCGTAGTGGGTAACGAAGTCTTTCGTTCAACCAGTTTACCTGTGAAACTTTTAAACGAAATTTCGCTCACTTACTCTTCCTCTACTTGGTCGTCATCAATCTCAAAATCAACATGGTCATCTGCATCAACTTGAGCTGCAACAGCATCAAAAGAAGATTGTCCTGATAGTTCAGAACCAGCTTCTATTGCCTCATGTTCATCACCAGCATTTAACCAGTCGTTTGCGACAGTTTGCCTTTTAGCATCTAACGCCATACCAATCTTATCAGTCAACGCACTTTTAAACGCATCTTGAGCCGCAACATTGTCGCCGCCTGTTAATGAATCTACCATATTTACTACACTTTCATTTGACATAATTATTCATCTCCTATATTTATATCACCATATTCATCATTGCCCGTATCTTGCGAGGCAATAATTCCTTGTTTTATCTCACTGGCAATCTGCCCATCAATTTCAATAATATCTTCATCTGTTTGTTGTAAGATATGTTTTCTTACATACTCAACAGAATAGTACTTACCTACATACGGACTTACTTCTTGTGCAAGACTTAATCTTTCTCTAAGTATCTCTGCATTTTTTAGTTCTGCAAAGTACCCATCTTTTAAGAAAGTATACTGTATGTGTTCTTTTATTCTTGACCAATCTTCAATTGTAATAATACCTTTCAACACTAATTGTGTTTTGAGTATATCGTTAAAGACGCCAGTAAATCTTTTTCTTAATCTAGCGACAAACTTTGTAAACTTCAGTTCATCTCTTGTAATCTCTGCGGCTCTGCCCATGTTGAATCCGTTATCTGAATCCAATCTTGACATTGGCACATTCAAAGATTGATATAATTTCTTTTGAAAGTATTCAACATCTGAAATCTCTCCAAGATTTTGACCACCGATAATGTAGAAACTTCTGTGCCTTTTGCACCTTCTCTACGAGGTAACCAAAAATCTTCAAGCATTGACATATGTTTTCTGTCATCTCTGATTTCGCCAGTAGCGGCATCATAGACAAGTTTGTTTCTATATCTTGCCATGACATCTCTCAGATATGCTTCTGCTTTTACTTTAGGCAAGTTGCCGACATCAACATAGAATATTCTTCTTTCAGGTGCTCTTACTATTCTGTAAATAACAACAGCATCTTCAATCATTCTTAACTGATTGGTAGGTTTAATTGCCTTGTGCAAATGCCCCATAACCATATTCTTGGTTTGGTCAATTACACCAGATGTAACATAAGTAATTGAGTCGGCAGCAATCTTCAGACCAGCATTTGAGTTTGCTGATGAGATGCCTTTTTCGTTATAGACAAACCACTCTGCGGTTGTTTCTATAATCTCAACACCCTTACCTTTGTTATCTCTCTTTTTAGCGACTTCACGAACTTTCTTTATTTTGCGTGGGTCGATATATCTAATTTCTGTTAGCCCTTTTCGTGGACTTTTCGGGTCGATAACTTTGTGAAAGTAAATTCTTCCGTCAACATACCATCTGCGAAAAATGTCGTGTCCTTTTTCGTCAAAGTTGAGCAAACGCAAAACTTCGTCAAACTCATCACGCACTTTTGCCTTAATAGCATCTGATACCGCTAGTTTATCTAGTGATACTGATACTGAAGCATCTCTTTCATCCGAAACAATAGTTTCATTGATAATATCTTCGATTGCCATATCACACTCTGGGTGTTGTGCAATCTCACGATATCTTTTGATTAAATCAATGTCATTCTTGGCAGTAACTTCCATATCCAAGTATTGGCCAAAGTAACCGCCAGCGGATATAGTTGTTGTACCGTCATCAGGGGAGGCGACAGTAAACGCTTGTTTCGCTTCTGCCGGCTTCCCTAAATCATTATTGTTACGAGTTATTTGGAATCCAAGTAAATTCGCCATATTATATTGTCCTTATAACTTGTTAAAAATTATGTAGTTGTATCTGTTTCAAAGTATTGATAAGTAAATGAACAACCGAATGTTTCGATTGAATCATTATCACTAGCAGACAATGAAATATCATCTAAAGTGGTTGGGAATGCGCCTCTTAAAATATAAGTTTTTAGAGTTGCACCGTTTCTGTCTAAATGGTCTACTTTAATATCAACTTGATAGTTATTAGGATTTGTTAATCCCTCATTATCAGTCATATTATTCATACCATTCATCCATCTTTCTAATCCACGATAGATTTTAAAGTCTGTATCATTCAATACAGTCATTGACCACGGAGCGAATGTTCTGTCACCTACTAGGTTTAATACACGACCTCTAAATGGCACAGCAACAGTTCCTAATGATTGACCAGGAATTGAAGTAGCAGTACACAAATAAGATAAGTCAGATGTTTCTCCNCCAACAGATGAGTAACCAGGAAAAGTCATAGTGACCTTAAACTGATTCGCTCTTGCGCCGCCGCCTGAAAGACGAGATTTAAATTCATTAATGTTTGGCATTATTGTTCTCCTCTAAGATTAAGCGCCTGCAACTTCAGAAAAGGCTACGCCTGAACGAGTTGCGACAAAGTTAAGTTGAATGAAGTTAATAGACCGATTAGGTTTGACAAAGATGTCAGCCCTAAATTCGTTTCTGTCTACAACATCGCCTGTATTGTTAGAAGCATCACATACGACTTGAAAGTCTGTAATACCTCTACGACCTTGAACATCTCTCAAGAATGGTTCTACTAAGTTTCTAAAGTTCGCCCTAGAGAATTCATCATTGAATTCAAATAGTTGA